CCTGTATACCTTGTTTACCTTGTATACCCTGAGAACCTATAGTACCCTGTATACCTTGAGAACCTATTGTACCCTGTATACCTTGTTTACCTTGAATACCTTGAGTACCAATTGTACCTTGTATACCTTGTGAACCAATTGTACCTTGTATACCTTGTTTTCCTTGAATACCTTGCGAACCAATTGTACCCTGTATACCTTGTTTTCCTTGTATACCTTGAGAACCTATAGTACCCTGTATACCTTGTTTACCTTGAATACCTTGAGTACCAATTGTACCTTGTGTACCTTGAGAACCTGTAATACCTTGAATACCTTGTTTTCCTTGAATACCTTGTGTACCAATAGTACCTTGTTTTCCTTGTGTACCTTGAGAACCTGTAATACCTTGAGTTCCTTGTTTTCCTTGAATACCTTGAGAACCTGTAATACCCTGATTACCTTGTTTTCCTTGTATACCTTGAGAACCTGTAATACCTTGAGTACCTTGTTTACCTTGTATACCTTGAGAACCTGTAATACCCTGTATACCCTGTCTACCTTGAATACCTTGAGTACCTTGTTTTCCTTGAATGCCTTGTTTTCCTTGAATACCTTGAGAACCTATAGTACCTTGTATACCTTGCTTACCCTGTCTTCCTTGAATACCTTGTATACCTTGAATACCTTGAGAACCTATAGTACCTTGTATACCTTGTATACCTTGTATACCCTGTCTTCCTTGTATTCCTTGAATACCTTGAGAACCTATAGTACCCTGTATACCTTGAGTACCTTGTCTACCTTGAATACCTTGAGTTCCTTGTTTTCCTTGTATACCTTGAGAACCTATAGTACCTTGTATACCTTGTATACCTTGTTTACCTTGTATTCCTTGAGTACCTTGTTTTCCTTGTATACCTTGAGAACCTATAGTACCCTGTATACCTTGTATACCTTGTCTACCTTGAATACCTTGAGTTCCTTGTTTTCCTTGTATACCTTGAGAACCTATAGTACCTTGTATACCTTGTATACCTTGTATACCCTGTCTTCCTTGTATTCCTTGAATACCTTGAGAACCTATAGTACCTTGTATACCTTGTATACCTTGTCTACCTTGAATACCTTGAGTTCCTTGTTTTCCTTGAATACCTTGAGAACCTATAGTACCTTGTATACCTTGTATACCTTGTTTACCTTGTATTCCTTGAGTACCTTGTTTTCCTTGTATACCTTGAGAACCTATAGTACCTTGTAAACCTTGAGTACCTTGTTTTCCTTGAATGCCTTGAGTACCTTGTTTTCCTTGAATACCTTGAGAACCTATAGTACCCTGTATACCTTGAATACCTTGTCTTCCTTGAATACCTTGAATACCTTGTACACCTTGAGTACCTGCACCTGTAATACCTTGTATACCTTGTATACCTTGAGCTCCTCGATCACCTTGATTACCATTAGTAACAAAACAAATAAGTAAATCGTCAGTATCTACAAAAGGATTTGCTGCTGAGAAGGCTTGGTTAATTATAGTAAGTGTCCAGTAATTATTTCCAGAATCTGCTAATGCTGAAATTTGGAATAATAAGAATTTTGTTGGATCTAATCTTTCAGTTATTCTTACAAAACCTTTAATTGCAGAGGTAACAGAATCTATAGCATTTAAAAATGAATTAATATCATTACCATCATCATCTAAATCATTGATAAAAAATTGGGTTGAAGTATTTTGAGCTGCAGGTTGATTTAATCTTGTTTTACCTTGACCAGAAGTCATTGCAGGAGGAGTTAAGGGATCATTTTCTATTGAAAAAGTATAATCAAAACAAGCACCACCAAAATTACCATCTGTACCTTGTTTACCTTGAATACCTTGAGTACCAATTGTACCTTGTATACCTTGAATACCTTGTATACCCTGTCTTCCTTGAATACCTTGTTTTCCTTGAATACCTTGAGTACCCTGTCTACCTTGTATACCTTGAATACCTTGTATTCCTTGGTTACCTGTTATACCTTGTATACCTTGAGTACCTATAGTACCCTGTATACCTTGTATACCTTGTATACCTTGAATACCTTGAATACCCTGAGTACCCGCACCTGTAATACCTTGTATACCTTGCTTACCTTGAATACCTTGTATTCCTTGGTTACCTGTTATACCTTGTATACCTTGTGCACCTTGTAAACCTTTATCACCTTTAGCACCAGGGCGATTAACTTCAACTATTTTAGTATTAGCTAATTCTATGTTTACATTATTGCAATTAGTATTAATTTGTAAAGATCTACAATTACCACCACAATTATTACCACATTTATTACAAGCCATTTATTGTTTTTTTTTTATCTTATATTATACTTAAAAAGGTTGACCTGTTGTTACTTCATCAGATAATCTAACTTGACCCATAAGTAATCTAGTTACAGTCATACAATTACCACTTCCAGACATTAATTCCAAATCATAATATCCTTCATTAAAGGTTAATTGAGATGAGGAAAATGCTGATATATAAACTCCTATAGATCCTGACGTTAGGGGTTTTGGATAACCTTGGGCAGAAACTGAACCACTTAAATTTAAACCTGTACCACAAGGTCCTAAACTACTACTTAAAGTAATATATAATTGACTATCTCTATTTTGAGATTGTCTAATAGACATTCTAGCTTGATAGCCATCTAAATCTATAGGAGTACAATCCCCAGCATTATATACTACTTCAAAATCTACAGTTGCACCTTGCTCTATTATAAAAGAATACCTACCTGCCGCCATAATTTTTGTTATAAATATTATAGAAAGGAACTAAATTAATGGTATCCATTCAATAATTCTAATAAGTCATCAATTGCATCATGTCTGTGATTATCTTGTAAAACACATTTATAAACATATTGGGAATTTATTAATTTTGCCATATCATGATATGCAGAATAGTTTTTATCTTTTAAATCCATTTGATATGAATCCCCACAAAATAACATTTTAGAATCTTTACCTAATCTACCAATGGCCATTGCTAATTGGGAACGTGTTAAATTTTGAAATTCATCTACAATAACAATAGCATTATCAAATGTTCTACCTCTAAAATGGGCTAAAGAAACTAATTCAATAGATTCATCTTTTTCCATTTTTTCTAATATCATTGGTTTATTATAAATTTTTCTCATATTAGAACGAATTGGTACTAACCATGGTTCCATTTTTTCTCTTTCAGATCCTGGAAGGAAACCATTATCTTCTGTAGATATAGTAGGTCTTGTAATTATAATTTTATTACATTGTCTTTTAAAAAATTGATCTAATGCTATTTGTACAGCTAATAAAGTTTTACCTGATCCTGCTTTACCTACTATAAAATTAAAGGGATGTTTTAATATTTCAGTTTTTGCTTTCTTTTGTTCTTCAGATAAACTCAATGAAAATCTGATTGATCCTTTAGGTGGAGTTTTTGATATATTAGTTTTGGGCATAATTTATTTTAATTAATTTATCTAATCCTGCATTAACGTGCATTGTTTCTTTTAATAATAATTCAAATTGGTACCTACTATCTATAGGTAGAACTAAATCTACTTGTGACCCCCATCTTATTAAACTAAATCTTTCATTTTGAGTACATAAATCACCTTGTTGTTTAAAGGGTGCTATTACATTTACATCCTCATCTGCAATTTGTACTATATAATATGTGTAATCTAATGATGCGTTATAAATTGTATTGAGTACTCTTTCATTGTATTTTAAATAATCCATATTGTTAGGATTAATTACTTTATTTAGAATATCTTTTTCAACTGCTAACATAGGTTTATTAGTTGACTCTATAGGTTCTAAACGATTGTATTTTATTGTTCCGCTATAAGGAATTCTATTTATATGAACATCATAAAATGACATAAATATTCCTATAACTAAAGATGGTTTATTATAATCTTTATCACCCATTACATCTTGTAATGTGTAGTTTTTACCTTTTATTTCAACGATACTCTCACAACAAGGTGCTCCTGGCATTACTAATTTTTGATATAAGATGGTCCCATCAGCAGGACTATAGAAATGTTCACTATCAATATAAGTTGGTCTTAATGGATCCCTAAAGAAAAATGTATTACTTAATTCACCAACAGGAAGTTTAGATAATTCTGCAACTTCACCATTTAACCAATCTTCTAATGTTTCAGCCATTAAATAAGTGTTTTAAAATGATCTACTCTATTTAAATGCATTACCATACAAGATAACATAGCTCCTGATTTCATATATTCTGATAGATTAAATATTACAGGTTCCATTCCTTCGTCTGAACATATTTTTTCTAACGAGTTAATTTTATGTTTTTCACCTTCATAAAATTCATCTGTTCTTTTTAATTCTGAAATATTAGATGCACATAAAATCATATTTCCTAATCTAACTGAATTTGCCATTCCATAAGTTGAATCATCTACATTTATGTCTACTATATCAGTATAGCGTGATATATTGGCTAACTCTTCTTTATCATATAATTCAGTACAAACCATAGATTTATTATTATTTAACGGAAAAATACTGCAATCTAGATGGTACATATATTCATCTGTCATTTTAACTTTGATAATTTTCATATCAAAATTTTCTTCCATCCATTCATAAGTTTTGATATCAGATCTAATACCATATCCCCCAATATAAACATTATCTTTTAAGTATTTTATGTCAGCTTCACCCTCCCATTTGTAAGGTGATATATGAGTTTTATAACCCATTTGATTAAAGAATTTTTCACCAACATACTCTTCACCTTGTCTTGGAGGTGATGTATAATTAGATAATAATATATGATTTTCTTTACAAATATGAGATAAATGTAATCCTAAATTTGCAACATAAACTAAATCTTGAAAATTGCCTTCTGATGGTAGTAGATGTACTAATGATTGACCCGCCATAAAATTATAAAGATCCATAAATTGCTTATATGCTTTAGGACGATTTATAGATAGTTCTTCTTCAGACATTTCTTTCATCCAAATATTATTAGGATCATTTGTTGAAAAAGTAAACGGAAAGTTCATTAAATAACTTTGAATTGGTAACTGTGATGGTGTTTCTTTCATATTAAAACTTATTATTTTTATTTTGTTATAAATATACAACTCATTTATTAAATAAACAAGTAATCATAAAAAAAGCCCCGCTAATGCGGGGCTTCTTTAAAAATATATTAGACTATTATTAAATAGTATCTAATCCAGCTACTTTGATTAAACCATAGTATTCTGGTCTTAACATTTTCTTAGCGTAACGAGTCAATAGACCTTTACGTGGAGTGAAAGTGTTAGGATCGTATACCATTGGAGTCATAATTAATGGAATGTATGGAGCAAATACTGCACCAGCTTCCAAGAATTGTGAACCTCTGTATCCTAGTAAGATTTGGTTTTCAGTCATATAAGGATTCTTATATACTTGGTATCTACCATTTAACTGACCAACTTTCTGTACACCAAATGCGTAAGAAGCTTTAGCAGCATCACCATCAGAAGTAGAAGCAAATCCTGGGATTGATTCTAATACAGTTCCTATAGTTGGAGAACATACTAAGAAGCTAGCTCCACCTCTAAGAGTTTTCTGGTGAATAATGTTAGATAATTTCTGGATTTTAGTTCCTAAAGTTTGGAACCACTGTCCTTGAGAGTTGTAGAATCCTAATGAAGTTTCAGTTCCATTAGCATCTTGAGCAATTGACTGGTTGTTAACTGCTGACCATACTTCAGTACCTGCGTTAGCAGACTCAATTAGCATATCAAGAATTTCTAAGTCAATTTCTAATGAAATGTACTCACTCATGATTGAAGTCAATTCAGCTTCAGCATCTAAAGAATGGTAAGCGTTAAGATCTTGAGCAAACTCAGGAGTCCAAACAGCTTTCAATTTTTTAGTTTTAGCTACAATAGCTTCACTTGACATTTGAACATTAACTTGAGGAATACTGATAGGGTTGTTATCATTATTCAAGTTAGTGTTTCCATCTTCAAAATCACCTCTATCAGCATCAGTTGGCTGTAGTGATTGAGAAACTACAACACCTTCTGTAGCACCTGGAGTTGTGTTAGAAGCAAGTACTAAGAATTCAATGTTTGTACCATTAATCTTAGTATAAGCTGGTAAAGTAACATCAGTTCCATCAACAAATAATGAGAATGATCTAACTGCTTCAGCATCATAGTTAGAATCTAAACTAGTAAGAGGTAATTGTAATACTCTATATGCAGCAGAAGTACCAGTACCACCAAATGAAGATGAAATAGCACCATCATAGTTAGATGAACTCCAAGATGCAGTAATCTGAGTTGCTGTACCTGCAGATGCAGTTAATTGAGTAGAGTATGAATATCTACCCGCACCATAAAGACCACCAGTGTTTGTGTTACCAAACGAACCAGCTGGGTCAGTAGTACCATACATAGAATCACCAGCAGTAAATGGTGCTTTAGTAGTACCATACTGGAAATCTAGGAAAAATACTAGACCTGAAGGAAGGTTCATAGGCTGAACCGAAACAAATTCTTTTGCTGCGATTTGACCAAATACCTTTCTAACTAATGGAAGAGCAACGCCCGCCCACTGTGCTCCTGTACCAGGAGTAAATGTACCAGCACCTGCACCTCCACCTGTAGTAGAAGTTTCAGTTACTAGTTGTTTAGCTTGGTTTTCAAGTAACAATGACATATTGTTGCTATCAACCTCACTTAAACCTTCAAGTAAGCCTGTTTTAGACCACTTGGAAGCTAATCTTGCTGCATCACTTTGTAGTGACTTGTAAGGATTAGCGCTTTCTAATAAAGTGTTTAATTGTGACATTTTTTTAAATTTTAAATATCGTTAATAATTAATTTCGTTTCTAAATTATACCTGCAAGTTTCTTAAATCTATCTACCATTTGATTAGATTCAACAATTGGTTTAGCTTCAACTTTCTTTGGACCAACACCAACTGATTTAGAAGCCATACTTATACTTTCATTAACTGTTTTCTTAACTTTTTTCTCAGTTAATCCATCTTTTAATGTTTCGTATATTAATTTTGCTTCTTTAACAGTTTCTGCTTTATCAAAAGAAGTTAAAACTTTAACTTTATTGTGCTCTGTTAAGTTTTTAGATTTAAAAATCTTATTAGTATATAATAGTTTTGCATTAAGTAAATTGATTTCATTTAACTCATTTCTAAGAGTTTCAACAGTAGCATAAGCTTCTTTTAGTTCATCCTCTTTTTCTTCAAGTTTAATTGAGTCAATTTCCTTTTTAGCATCCGCTTTAGCGTCTTTGATACCATCTTTGTACCCTTCTTCTTCAGCGTCAGTTCTTGCGTCTTCATCGATTGTTACGTCTTCATCTACTTTTTCTTCTTCAGAAATTTCAACATCAACATCATCCTCAACTTCAACTTCATCTTCAACTTCAAATTCTTCGCCTGCTTCTAATTCACCAGCAGCGACCATATCTGAAATTACGTCTTCGATAAACTTTTTAAGATCATCATCTGTCATGTCTTCAAGATCAATTTCTTCATCGTCCATATCAGCTTTCTCGTCCTCCATACCGTCAAGATATCCTTCTTCTTCAGCATCAGTACGTTCGTCTTCTTCTAAGTCGATTTTTTTAATCTCTTTTTCCATGTCATCCTTAGCGTCTTCGATACCATCTTTGTATCCTTCTTCTTCGGCGTCAGTTCTCTTATTTTCATCTAATTCGTCTTTTAATTCTGCTAAAACTTCATCCAAGTTAGAATCATCTTCCTCTTTAATCTTACGCATTTTTTCAGTTTCAGTCTCAGCCTTATTATCAGACTTACGATCGTCACCTTCACGTTTTTCTTTAGCGGTCATGTATTCTTTCTTTTCTTCCATTTTTTTAGAATCTTTTGCTTCATCCATTTCATCGTAGCCTTCTTCCATTTCTTCTTTTTCCATTTCTTCTAGCTTAGCTGAAAGAACTGTTTTAAGATGTGGTGTGAAAGACTCCTCTAAAGCAGCTTTAGCATTTGCAATTGCAGTTTCTTTAACAGCTTTTGCATCGGCGATAGCCTCTTTTAAAAATTCTCTGTTCATTTTTCCTAAAATTTGTTTGGGAAGTACGTTTATTTAGAAACGTAATAGTAATTAATACGAGTTTTAATGCTATATAGGTTGTTGCGATAGCATATTTACGATTATACGTATATTAGGATTCTTGAAAATTACCAGATTGGACAATTTCCTTTAGAGCAAAGTATTTCTGTAATAATAGAATTTACTTTAGTGTATGTGTTTGTTGTGTCTACATTAAGTCCTTCTTTAACTAGATGCATAAAGGATCCTGGGTTGGATGGTGTTGAGACGAAATCCCAACATAATAATTGAAAATCATCTTGTACTTCTTGTACTTCACCCATTGGTTTAAGTGAACCCATTCCACGAGAAGAAACACCCACTGTAATACCACTTTCAATAAGTGCTTTTAAAATATTTCCTGATGGGGTAGGTAAAACTTCTATTTTACCCATTATATTATCCCCATCCCACCAATAATCAGTAATATTGTGAGATACATTTTTTAAATTAACTACTGAGTCTTCAGGGTGGTCTAATTCTCCAACTGCTCTATTTTCATCAATTAAATCCTTATATTTTTCCATTTCTCTTTCCCATAATTCTCTAGAATAGTAACGTCCATTACCATTTTTAACTTCACAAGTTGCTAGTATACCTTCAACTATAGGAAATCCTCTTTTTGATTTTAAACCTTCAGTAAATGAAAGTTGTTGGGGTTTAAATAAGGCAGTTTCAATTAGTACCTGTTTCATAACTTAGTCGTTTAGTAAATCGTTAAATGAAATCTTAGATTCTTTAACTTCTACAAACTCATCGTTTGCTTCTTTTTTAGTAGCATCACCATACCCACTTTCAGCGTATTTACCTTTTATTTCTGTAGGTTTAAGACCTGGTGTGTCTTCTGTATAGCCTATTCCTTCTTGCCCAAATGCAGCATTTTCAACATAATGCAAAGGATTAGCAGCTAAGTTTTTAGCAACAGTTTTTCTAGCTTTATCTAAATACTCACCCATATTTTCACTAGTAAGCAATTCAGCTACTTTAGACATTTCAAAATTAATACCTAATCTAAATTCTTCACCATTCATGTTATCTATATTCTTCTTATCTTCATAATCATAGCTATTTTTATTTAATTCTTCTTCAGCTATAATATTCATATTTTCGTCAAAAATAGAAAACCAATCTGGTTTTTTGCCTAAATTTTTAGCTACACCACCTAACATATGTTCTTGAATAATTGAGCGTTGTTTTAATATAGTAGTAGCTTGATCATAAGTTAGAACATTACTAATCAAGTTAGGATAACGTGATTTAGCTTCTTTTAGAAATACATCTTTATGTCCTTTACCTTCTGTAATTAGATTATATTGTTCTTGTAATGTTTTCATTATTTTACTTTTAATAATTTTTCTATGTCTGTTAGATAATCCATAACTAAATCTGTAGGTTTAACTACTTTAAATGAATCAGGATTATCTTTATAATATTCTATTGTTTCATTTTTAGCATTAGATATCATGGTATAAATATCATTTAATTTTTTCTCAACACCATCAAATGCTTCTATTCTCTTCAATTGGAAGTTTTTTTTTGAATCATCTTCAAATAATTGCTTCACTATTGTACCTGCTCCTTTTATTTTTTTAGGAACTAGTTTATATTTAAATTGCTTTACATAAGCATTTTTAGTAACACCATCAGGACCTGCTTTAGGACCTGGTCCTAAATTAGCACCTACTCCTTCTTGTAATTGAGCCATTTTAGACTTTACAATATTTTTAAATTCTTCTGCTGCTTCTTTACCAAAGTTACGATCAACAATTCTAAACATTTTACGATATTGTCTCATCATATCTTCAGCATATATTTTAGCATTTAATGATGGTGATTCATTTTCTTTAACTGCTTTATATCCTATTTCTTTATAAGCTTTATCATCTGCTTTTTGTCCTTTTTTTCTAAAAGCAAATGGTGTAGCATACTGAGCTCCAGTTCCTGGTGTAAATGAAGCAGCTCCAGCTCCTCCTCCTGTTGTAGATATTTCACTAGTCATTTCAGCACCATCTAAATAATTAAAAGCACTTTGTAAATAATCATGAGCTTTAGTTATTTTAGCTTGCCACCAACCAGGAAAATCTACTTCACGACCAGTATCATATTTATCTACTTTTTTATAAAGCATAACAGCCATTTTAGCTGCTCTAGCTAAATCACTTTTAGTCATTTTAGGTTCATTATCTTGATGTCCAACATCATAATCTTCATCTATTCTTCCTGAAATTCTTTGAAAATCAGCTGGATATTCTTTTCTAATATGTGTGCGAATTTTATTTCTTAATTTTCTAGCATCATCATATATTTCTCTAAACTTAGGATCATCTTTAGCTTTTACAGCTACTGATTTAGTTACATCAAATAAATCATTTATAGCATCAAATAATTGAGTTAAATTAGGTAGATAATCAATATCCCAAGCAACTCTTCCTGTTTCTTTATCTATACCAGTAACAGTATATTTAACACCTTGAGAAACTTTAGTGTCTCCTACTTCAAATTCTTCTCCAGGTTCAACTGTTGGAACTTCATTAAGTTTATATTTGTACTGGCTCATATGTTGATTTTAATTCTTCTAAAAGACTACAATATTGTAATAAATCAACTAAATTTTCGTTGTTGATTTTTTTATTTTTACCTATTTCAACAATAAACTTATTTACCTCTACTAATTTAATTTTAGTAGCTTCATCTTTTACAGATTTAATTTCTTCAGATAAACTTTTTTTAATTTCTTGAATTTTAGAGTTATAAAATTCTTTTAATTTACTAGTACTATCAATATGTTCAATAAATTCTCTTAATATTGATTTTTGGGCATCTGATAAATGGGAATATTTATCATTAAATTTTTCTAATATTACTCTGTATGTAAGAAGTCTTACATCTTTATCTTCAGATTTAAATTCTTCTAATAAAGTATTTTTAACATCATCCTTACTAATTTCTTTTGATGTTAAATGTTCTAATAATACTAGTTTATTATCAACAATTTGATTAGGATTAGTAATTTCTTGTGTGTTGTATACTTCAAATAATGTGTATAAAGCAGCTAAAGATTTATAATTAGAAATATTTGTTTTAAATAAATCTTCTACATTATAATGTTCTCTTAATTCTTTTACAAGATTATATTTTTCACGTTTAAGAGTTTTTCTATTAAGTTTTTTAGATGATTCTAAAATAGTAGTTAATATAGTATTAGCTTTACCTTCTGTTAAATTTTTAGACTTGAATAAAGTCTCATATAATTTATATTCTTTTCCTAATTCTGTGTTTACAAAATACTTTTTTAGAATATTTACAGATGGAGACTCAGTTCCCGCTAATGTATCTGCTGTTATTTTTCTTACTAGCAATTCAAATAGGATACCAGTATTTTTAAATTTTGAATGTTTTATATACATCAATACTTATTTTATTATAAATACGTTAAGATTTCTTATTATTACCGTTAATTACGTTTCCTTTGTATTTTTTGTCAATTTTTTCTTCAGAAAGCAATACATTTTTATTAACTGGTATATCTTTTAACATATCCTCATACTTAGATAATATTTTATTTGATTCTAATTCAGATAGAGGTGATGAAGTATCATTATAATCTTTTTTCATACCTTTTCTTCCTAATCTATCTTTACCAAAATTACCTTCTTGTTTATCTCTATTAGTAGGATTTTCAACTGGTCTTCCTAATGGTTCTTTATCAGTTGTTCCTTCATCATATCCATTAGGTAAATTAGAAGGATCAGAGTACATTCTACCTTTACCATATAAAGCAGCTAAATCATGAGGTGTACCATATGATTTACCTGATGATAGAGGATCATTTCCTTCTGCCTCAATTTGTGATAATCTAAACTGACGTTTAGTATCTTGATTAACTAGATCTCTATATTCTTCATATTGATCTTGACTAAAGTGGAATATATTTTCATAAATCCAATCTGATGGAATTAATTTACTATCCATCATAGCTTGGGCTAATGTCATTTTTTCAGTCATTAAAGCTACTTTTTCTTGATCATATATAATGGAAGGAGTAGTTAATGAAATTTCAAAATTAGTTAAATCACCATCTCTATAACCTTGAGTGTATAGATGAATTAATGCTATTTTATATAATTCTGATGTAAATATTCTTTGTATACGTTCTACTGTTCTAGCAAATCTAATATCTTGAGCTGCTAATGTAGCTTTACCATCTGTATTTTCATCATAACCCATAAATGCCTTAGGAACTTTAAGAGCTGCGAATAATTTATCTCTTAAATATTCAACATCAGCAATTCCATCCCACTGTAAACCTGCCAAATTATCTATTTTTGTTGTTGAATCATTTCCTCTGATTGGTATGTAAAAATCTTCAAGCATATTCTGCATGTTATATTTTAAATTATACTCACCAGTTTTTTCATCCATATATGGAGTACGTTTAAGTTTAGAAATAGTTTTTTCCATAAACGCATCTACTTCATTTGGAGGAATAGCTCCAACATTCATATAATAAATTCTTTTTTCAGGAGCACGAACAATTCTATGAATTAACATAGCATCTTCCATTAAAACATATTGTTTAAATAGCTTACGAGCTGGTTCAATGTAACTTCTACCATAAGGTAAGAAATTCATATCCGTTAATAAACGGAAATGTGCCATTTCATAATTATCGAATATAATGGAATTTGCTTGATTCCCTGAGTTAGGGACTGAAAAATAACCTGAGTCGGCTCCTGATATACCATCTGGATCAAATCTATATTTTACTTCTGTAGGGTTAATTGGATTTCCATCTTGGTCTATTCCCATTCCCCCTTCAATTCTTTCAATATGGTATGCTGTATAAGGTATAACATTATATACACCAAATTTTTCTGCAATTTCTAATTTTAAGAAGAAATCACCATATTTACACATATTACGGATCCAAGGCCATAAATTAAATTCAATGTTTAAAACATCATAAAATAAATTATATAATATCTGTTGAATATTTTCATCAGTAGATCTAATTTGTAAAACTTCTCCCATATCATTTTTAAGAGTAGATTCATCTGCTACAATATCTAATGCTGATGCTACAATAGCATCTGTATCCATTGCATCATACTCTGAATATAGGTAAGGTCTTAATGTTTGATAGTTAAAATTTTGTTGTTGACCATATAATGAATTAGGAGAATTTGTATAAACTCTATTAAATCTATCTACTAAAGAATTTGTTTCTAATTCACCAGTCATTTGGATCTGATTAACATCCATGACTTTTAATTGATTACCACCTACATTACGTATCAATACATCTGTAGAAAATAATCGTTTTAATCGTGAAAATAAGCCTTTATCTGCCATTTTGTTTTATTTATAAATATGTTATAATAGCCATTTAATGTCCTCATCCTTTCCTCCTATTTTCATTGTATAAGGATTTTGAACACTGTTAGCACTATATCCTCCACTATGTGAGGTTTTTGATTTTTGTATATTACCTAATGCTGCACGAGCTCCGTCTAAACTTTGTTGTTGAAACTTCAATGAAGTATCACGTAGGAACATACCAATCCCAAATGACATAACCAAGTCATCGTTATAACCACTTTGAGCTTCTGGTCTTCCATTTCTCCAAATGAATACTTTCATCTCTTCTAATAAACGTTTTGATTGAATAGTTACTGATCTATCACCAACAAATTCTCTAAATTTATTAATACAAAGAGGTCTTGTTCTCATTGACATTGTAAAACCAGGAACCATTTCAGAGTTGCCTTCATATACTCTTAAATATGATTCTGCTGTTAATTGATCTGATTTTGGTGATTGATATAAATTTCTATATCCTCTTTCTCTAATTGCATCTAAAGCAGCCCATCCTATATTAGCATTTTCAACTACTAACATAGCATTATTAAATTCTGTAGCTAGCCCAGTTAAAAAATAACCAAATTCTTTAGGTGGTAATTGTCCTTTATATTCTGCTACTTGAGTATTTGTCTCAATGTCCATTACATGACATGCTGAAAAGTCTTTTCCATCACCTCTTGCAACGTCAGCTACAACCATATACTCTCTAGAATAATCTGCATTTTCCCAAATCCATAAATTTTGATCTACACCTCTTCTTTCTATTGGATCTTTAATAGTAGTTTGTTGGAGAAATTCAATCCATTCAGAGTAAAACACTATATCACCAGAAGTACTAAAATCACAATCACACTCTTGAGCTGCTATCCTAGGATCACCTAATAATTCATCTTGTCTATCTCTCCATTCTTGATTTCGTTCTGGGTGCACATACCAAGGTAATTTAATAGGTAAAAATTCATTTTCTTGTGATTCTGCTCTTGTCCAGGTTTGATGAAACCAATTACCAGTACCATAAGGTGTACTTAAAGCAATACATCCACCTCCAGTTGCTAATGTTTGTTGAGCTGAAGCCCAAATCTCTCCAATATTATCAATAAAAGCTGCCTCATCAATTAATAGAAGAGATACTGCTTCTGATCTACCAGCATCACTACTTGCAGATGTTGCTTTAATTTGAGATCCATTATTAAGCCGCAATGTTAATTTATTATTCTCCATTGCATCAACTTTTAACCATGAAGGTAAATTTTCATACATGAATTTTACCTTTGTAACCATGTTTTTAGCTGTGTCTTGTTTAGTTGCAATACAAAGTATATTTCTATCTTTATGGAATGTCATCATCCATAAAGAATAACCTGCAGTTAATGTTGAAATACCTAACTGTCTTGATTTAAGAATTATTGAGTAAGGATTGTCTTTAAATAGACCTAATACTTTTTCTTGAAATGGATACAAACTAAATTGAATTCTACCTCGTTGTGGGTGTTGAATGTAGCAGTATTTTTTCATAAAATGAACAGGATCTTTTGCACATTTTATATATTCTTGTCTTATTATTTTCTTTAAATCTGCCATTATTTAGGTAAAGAATAATCTATTACATGAATCATTAGTATTGTAGTTGCTGCTCCACCTACAAATCCAACCCAAGGTTTATGATACCATCTATCTACAACTTTTAATCTATCTAAATGTAAATCTATTTGTTGTTTTTGTAGAATAAATTGTTGTTTTTGAAACTCAATTAATAAACTATCTTGGTTAGATAATAATTTATAATTTAATACTTGTGTTTCTAAATCTTTAATTAAAATATCCTTAATAGAATCTTGATATTCTAATGTATCAAGAGCTAAAAAAAATCCTTCTAATTCTACTTCTGGTATTTCTACTATCTTATCTTGTGCAAATAAATTAGAAACAAATAACCAAAAAATAATAACAAATATATAAGCTATTTTTTGTTTCATTATTTATTTTTTCTGTATTTTTTCTTAAAATCAGATGTTGTTTTTTTAGCTGACTTAGTAGATTTAATTTTAGATTTAGTTGTAGCTACTTTTTTAGAAGTTTTTTTAATGTTAGCTTTAGTTTTAGCTTTAGCTTTTTCTACTTTTGATTTTTTTTCTTCTACTTCCTTTAATTTAGCTTTATTATCTTTTAAATCTTTTTTATAATTTGATTTTTTCTTACTAGATACTAGTAACATACCCCCAATGATTCCACCAATTGCAAGTAACAATTTCCATAATTTATTCATAACAATAGTTTTATAACATTGATTCTAACTCTTTTTTAATATTAGTTAGTTTCAATAATTTATCTCTTAATTTTTGTTTTTCTTCACCTTCTGATGTTTTCCACTTATTAACAGTAGATTTCATTTCTTTAGCTGTTTGTTGTAACTTATTAGCTATAGTAGCTATTGAGTCTTTAGAAGCTCCTTTTAATTGAGATTTAGTAGGTTCTTCATCTTCAGCCATTATATCATCTTGAAGTTCCTTAGTTTTTTCTAATTCATCATTTAATTCTTTTTGTGCTGCTATGTCTTCGGGAGTTGCCTCAGATAATATTTCAATTATTTCTTCTTTAATAGATAATTTTAAGTCTGATTTTTTCATTATAAAATATTTTATTATAAATATTACGAAAAAATTGCTTGTTTAACTTGTTTTATACGTTCTTCAGTTGTACCACTAATAGTAATTACTTTTTTATTTCCATGCATTTGTATAATTGATTTTATTTCTTTATCAATTGCCATCCTATACTCAGCATCTGTTTCTCTAACACCATTATCTTCTATTTCTACACCTTTAGGAGATACATAAAATAAAATATCATATTCATTCATTAAAGGTTGAATAGTAGCTCCTAAATAAAATTTTTCTCCATCAGTCATAGATGTAGATAATTTAGCAAAGGCTAAAACATCAATAATAGTTCTATCAGTAATTATTTTTTCTTGCATTAATTCAGTAGCTCTTTCAGCTGCAAATACTAATTGACCTTTTAAAGTTGAATCTGTATTTAAAGGTATACCCATTTCCATAAGATATTTTGAACGTTCTGTTCTAGAAACATAATCTTTAAATTCAGGTAAATCTTTTAATGCATTTACTAGTGTAGTTTTTCCTACACTCATTGTACCACAAAATCCTATTTTCATAACTAATTTTTATTATAATATACGAATTAATTTCTATGAGTCATACCTTTAGGAGCAGGTTTTTTATACCAAG